AATGTAGGGGTTGGAACTTGCAATACTGCTATTGGCTATCGGGCTGGATATACTATTAATAATGGAAGTAATAATATTTGTATTGGAAATCAAGTAACTGCAACTGCTTCTGATACATCAAATGAAGTAACTATAGGTAATAGTGATGTTACTAAGTTTAGAATTCCTGGTATTAATTTTGTACTTAAGGATAATGGTGGTACACCTAGTTCAGGACAGGTATTAACTGCTGATGGAAGTGGTGAAGGATATTGGGCTGCATCATCAGGAACAACAATAAACAGTAATGCAGATAATAGAATAATAACTGGTTCAGGAACTGCTGGTACATTAAATGGTGAATCAAACTTTACTTATGATGGTAATCAAGTTGCGGTATATGCACAGACAGATGATACAGATTGTATTTTACATTTAGTTGGTAAAACTCCTAATGGTGGTGTAGGACAAGCTGGAAGAACAGCAATCATAGCAGAGTCTACAGCAACAAATAATGGATCATCGTCTATGCATTTGAGAACTAGAAATTCTTCTAATGCTCAAATCATAGCAATGACATTAGATAGTAATCAGAATGTAGGTATAGGAACTGAACTTCCTGGTAATAAGCTTCAAATAGGTAAGACAGGTCACACTGGATATGCACTTGCAACAATCTCTGGTACTTATGGTACTGTTTTACAAGTTGGTGAAGGTACAACTCCTACAACTGCTGCTGCACTATGGGTTCGTAACTTAAACAATGGTGGTACTCCCACAACACTGTTTAGAGTAGATGGAAATGCTAATATACAATTAGGTGGACAAGCTAAGCTTTCGCATAAAACTACTACAGAGGTAAATGCATTGAGTGCTGTAGAAGGATCAATACTTTATGATACCACTCTTAATAAAGGTAAGATTTATAATGGAAGTAATTGGTTGACGTTTGGTGGTGGTTCTCCAGTATGGGTAACAACAGCAGGAAATATCGGAACACTTTATAATAATAGTCTATCAAATGGAAGTTGGAGTATTTCATCACTACAATCCAATTCTGATTCAGGTAGTGTTACTTATTCGGTCTCATCTGGTAGTTTACCAACTGGAATGTCTCTGAGCACTGCTGGTGCTTTTAGTGGAACTGTAAACGGTGTGGGTAGTGATACAACATATACATTTACTGTATCTGCATCAAATGATTCTGGTACTTCAACCAGACAGTTTAATATCATAGTTAAAGCACAAGTTACAAGCAATTATTCATATACAGGTTCAACAGTTACATGGAGTAGACCTTCAACAAACGTTAAGTATGTTGCTTTTCAGATTTGGGGTGGTGCAGGTACACACGGAACTTGTACATCAAATAGTCAACATCCAGGTGCTGGTGGGCAGACAGTGGGAACTATAAATGTATCCAGTCACTCATCATTATCTCTACAAGTTGGAGAAGCTGGTAAAGACACTGGTACTGGTAGTGGAGGATGGCCAAATGGTGGTAGTGGAAATATTCAGCATAGTTGTAAAGGTGCTGGTGGTGGTGGATCAAGTAATATCTACAACTCTTCTGGAACTGGATCATATTCAAATCTAATTGCTGTTGCTGGTGCTGGAGGAGGTGTATCACACGGTAATCCAAACTCTAATGGTGGTGATGGTGGTGGAACCAATGGTGCTTCTTCAAACCGTGGAGGTGGTGGAGGAACACAAAACGCAGGTGGTGCTCAAGGATCAACAGCTTGTGGAAATACTGGTAATGCAGGTGCAGGAACTCAAATGCAGGGCGGATCTGCTGGTGGTGGATCTGGTTGCACAAACGCTGGTGCTGGTGGCGGTGGCGGCTGGTATGGCGGTGGTGCAGGTGGTAATAGTAATAGTGGTAATACTTATGGTGGCGGTGGCGGTGGATCAGGATATTATGATACAAACTTAGTATCAAGTGGTGCAACTAGATCATATGGTGAATCAGGTTGGAGTGCTAATAAACCATCTGGTATCGCTGAAAGGGCATCATATGGTGATAATAACCGTGGTGGTCACGGATACATAATTTTAAGTTACTAATTCTAATAACATGTCTACTAATTTAGAAAAAGCATTAATACAATTAGGTTGCATCAAAACAACAGACACGAATGTTGGAATTGGTAGCACAACTTTTTTTGTTATTAATTCAAATAATTTATGCTCTTATACAAATACAGGAGTTACAACTACTGCATCTTATAATTCTACAGAAGCAGCAAATGATTATTTAAACAGTGTTGAGTGGAGAAAACCAGATGGAACTATTTCCATGTCTCCATCTGATTTTGTTGTTGACTATGATAAAGTAGGACCAGTTGTTGAATTATTGATGTTAAGAGAACAAAGAAATAAAAAACTTGCAGATAGTGATTGGACACAGTATAATGATAGTCCATTATCAGGTTCAAAGAAAACTGAATGGGCAACTTATCGCCAGTCATTGAGAGATATTACTTCATCATCTCAATCAATATTTTCAGTAACTTGGCCAACTGAACCTAGTTAATAATTTTTTTATTTTGTTATGGATTTTATTTTCGTTGATAAAATTGATGAGGGTGTTTGTAAAAATTTAATTAATGTATTTGAATGTAACAAGAAGTTTCATTTTGCAGGACAAGTATATGGTGGTCAAGATAAAGATGATTATGTGGATCTGCATCAAAAAAATAGCACAGATTTAGAATTGAGTAATTTTAATCTACCTGTGATTGATGAATACTATAATTGTTTACAAAAACTATTGATAGGATATATTCATCAATTTTCGGAAGTAAATACACTACCAACTTTTGGAGCAACAACAGCAAGAATACAAAAGTATGATACAGATGGTCATTTTAATAGTTGGCACTATGAACGAGGTGGAGGTGATACCATGAAAAGATGTTTGGTTTATATGACCTACTTAAATACAGTTGAAGATGGTGGAGAGACTGAATTTCTTTACCAAAATAGGAAGATAAAACCAGAAGTGGGTAAAACTATTATTTGGCCATCAGAATGGACACATACTCATAGAGGTTTGAAACCAAATAGTGGTTTTAAATACATATCTACAGGATGGTATGTTCATAATGAGTAAAACCGCACAGTTGACAATGTAAAAAGATTACTATATAATTAACACGAAATCAATTAATAGAAAATGACTGATCAACAACAGCATCTTCAACAGGTTCTAGAACAACAAAAAACACTTGTTGGTGAAATAAATGAATTGAATACACAGGTAGATTCTAAGAGACAAATGGCTCTTAAACTACAAGGAGTATTAGAATATCTACAACAACTTGGTATTGAATTACCTAAAGAGGAAGAAGCATCTGCAGAAGAAGGAGCAGAAGCACCTGCAGCAGAGGCAGTAACACCAGAAGTCGCAGCGGCTGAATAGTTGAACTTCACAGTATACTCTAAGGAAGGTTGTCCTTATTGTGATAAGGTCAAGCAGGTTCTGGAATTAACAGGATCTAGTTTTGTTGTGTATACATTAGGTGAGAGATTTAATCGTGAAGAATTTTATGGTGAGTTTGGAGAAGGTTCTACTTTTCCACAAGTTACTTGTAATGGTAATAAATTAGGAGGATGTGTTGAAACTATCAAATACCTCCAAGAACATAAGATTCTTACATGATACCATAAATAAACCGACACTAATTTTAAATAGGAGGTAGTCTGATGAGTACTGTTGATATAATATTAGTGTTGGTACTGCCTATATCATTTCTATTTTTTATAGTAGGAATATTTGGTGGATGGGCTGCTAGAGAATACATGATGAACTATCGTGAGATTCCTAGACCTCACCCAGAAATGTTTGATATTAATGGAAACTTAGTTACTGATGAGGTTATAGCATTCAGATTTGAAAACAATTATGACTACGAAAACACCCAAGACGACGACGAAGAAGACTAGAGGAAGACCTAAATCTGTTAAGGTAGCTCCAGTTTCTTTAGATTTACCAAGAAATCCTTTTGCTTTTGAGGTATTAGATCTTATATCAAAGCAAAAGACTGCTGCTAAGAAAGTAGAAGTATTAAAGAGATATGAACATCCTTCATTAAAGGCACTCTTTATTTGGAATTTTGATTCGACTGTTATATCAGTCCTTCCTCAAGGAGAAGTTCCTTATACTGGATATGATGAACAGACATCATATAGTGGTACTTTAAGCACCAAGATTAGTGAAGAAGTTCGTAGGATGCATGAGACTGGTTCCTTCTCTATGGGAACTAGTGATAAAGAAGGGCATACTACAATTCGTAGAGAGTTTAAGAATTTCTATCACTTTATTAAAGGTGGTAATGATTCATTAAATGCTATTCGTCGTGAGACCATGTTTATAAACATCCTAGAAGGTCTACATCCACTTGAAGCAGAGATTATTGTATTAGTTAAAGATAAGCGATTACAGGACGTTTACAAGGTCACACAGGATGTTGTAGCAAAAGCTTATCCTGATATTACATGGGGTAATCGTTCTTAAAATGGCAGAAACAAAAATAGAAACAAAAACCGAAAAGAAAGAGAATGTTGACTTCTGGACTGTAGAAGAAAAGAAGACATCTAAAGAAAAATATAATTGTGAGATTTTAATATCAAATGGATCTCATGATGAAGTTATGGCAACAACATTTCCTAATGATGCTTTTGTTGTGACTTATAATATTGATAATTCAGATTGTCTTGACCTAACAAGAGGTACAAAGACAAATGTTTTTGATATGTATTGGGATAAGTTCAAGGGTGGACTTAAATCAATTACTTATGGTAGAGGAACAGTTAACCCTAAGTTGTGGGGATACCAATCACCTAAACCAACAAAGAAAAAAAGGAAGGGTTAAACCAAAATCAACTTTTTTTTCCAAAATATCCCGATAAAAAATCGGGGTATTTTTTTGGTCTGTAGGGTTTTTGTAACAGATGTTACAGAATTACTTGACTATATAGTATACCTGTGTTAGTATTAACACATACGTTCATCCCCTATGGGGACGCAAGTAAGCCGACTCGGAACGGATCGTTCATCCCATGATCCCATTTCTTATTGCTACTTCTTTAACTTGTTCGGAAGCTCATGTACTTGTCGATAAGATGAGAACATATAAGGTTGACGAAGAGGTACGAACTGAAATGATTCAGATTGTGAAAGAAGAATTTGAGGGATGTTGGGACGCAAAAGCCGACTAAAGGAACGGATTAAAACCCCTACTACTTTGGAGAAAGCCAATGGCAAAAGTCACTTACCGTGGAGTCGAATACGATTCCAATGAGTACAATAAAAAAGTACTCGCTGAAGCAACTCAGCACAGAAATCACGATTTAATGTATCGTGGTATTAAAATCAGAAGTAAGGCAGTTCCTTGCAGTTGAGATAAAGGAGGGTTGTTACCCTCCTTTTTTTATGTTATAATATTTGAAAAGTTGTTTCTCTATGGACAAAGAAAAATTAAAACTTATCATTAGGAATATGGAACTTTTGCTAGATTCTCTGAAAGCAGAAGTATATTCTGATGTAGATGCCTATACTGTAGGACTAAATCC